AGATAGTGAAGGTCGTAGTAAAGCACTCAAAGCAGCAGCTGTGCAGCAAGGTGGTACAGGGGAAACAGGTAAACCAGTATATCGTCGTGCAGACTTAATTCGCTTAAGAATGCAAGATCCGAATCGATACGAGAGTATGGCAGATGAGATTCTCAATGCCTACGCAGAAGGACGAGTTCGGTAACTTTATTTTATAATTTTATTTAGGAGCATTAAAAATGGCAACAGCAGCATACCCAGGTGGATCGGGATCGATCGTAGCAAAGACACAAGCAGACAAGTTTATTCCAGAAATTTGGAGTGACGAAGTAGTAGCTGCTTATAAGAAAAACTTGGTTCTCGCAAACCTCGTAAACAAGATGACCATGAAGGGCAAGAAAGGTGACACGCTTCACATTCCTAAGCCAACTCGTGGTGTAGCAACTGCTAAGGCAGCTAACACAGCTGTAACAATCCAAGCTGATACCGAGACTGAAGTTCTGGTTTCTGTAGACCAGCACTTTGAGTACTCACGTTTCATTGAGGACATCGTTGAAGTTCAGGCTTTGGCATCACTCCGTCGCTTCTACACAGAAGACGCTGGCTATGCTTTGGCTAAGAAGATTGATGACACCTTGTTCCAATTAGGTAAGTCTTTCGGTAACGGTGACGCTTCTGACTGGACACACAGCACCAGCTATTACATCGACTCTTCTACTGGTTTAACTGCTTACGCAGAAGACACAGTTGTATCAGGCGACGTATTCACTGACGCTGGCTTCCGTGCCTTGATCAAGCTCATGGACGATGCTGATACCCCAATGGATGGTCGTTTCTTCGCTGTTCCTCCATCACTCCGTGCTGCTATCATGGGAATCGATCGCTACAATTCTAGCGACTTCGTTGATGGTCGTGGTGTTCAAAACGGCATGATTGGTCAGCTGTATGGTATCGATATCTATGTATCGAGCAACTGCCCTGTTATCGAAACTGATGCTAACAACAGCGTTGGTGGCGATGTTAAAGCAGCTATCTTGGCTCACCGTGATACAATGGTGTTGGCTGAGCAGATGGGTGTTCGTTCACAGACTCAGTACAAGCAAGAGTATCTCTCGACTCTGTATACTGCCGACACGCTGTACGGTGTTAAAGTATTACGTCCAGAGACTGGCTTTGTATTAGCAGTTAACGGCTAAGCAGTAAGTAACCAGGATAGCCTCTTCGGAGGCTGTCTTGTTTTAGTGTATTCATAGAGTGCATTAAAACAAGTCAAGGAGAATAAATGGGTATCTATCGTGGAGCTGGTGGTACAGGCGATGCTGTCAATGACGCTTCTAGCGAAGCTACACTGGTACAAGAACTTGTAAACGGAGCAACAACTCAAGCAAACAATGCTGCAACTTCTGCTACTACTGCACAAGCTGCGTCAACTCAGGCAGTTATTTCACAAGGTTTAGCTGCAGACTCAGCCACTGCTGCTGCTACTGCAAAGACTAATGCAGAGACTGCAGAGACTAATGCAGAGACAGCTCAGGCTGCTGCAGAGGCTGCACAGACTGCTGCAGAGACAGCACAGACTGCTGCTGAACTCGCTGAAACCAATGCTGAAACAGCAGAAACTAATGCAGAGACAGCACAAGCTGCCGCTGCTACCTCAGCTACTAACGCTTCCAACAGTGCAACTTCAGCATCTACTTCAGCCACTAATGCAAGTAACTCAGCAACTGCTGCAGCTACTTCTGCAACTAATGCTGCTGCTTCTTACGATGCATTTGATGACAGATACCTTGGTTCTAAATCTTCTAATCCAACAGTAGACAATGACGGTAATGCTCTACTAACTGGAGCATTGTATTTTAATACTACTGTTCCTGAGATGCGCTTGTATAATGGCTCAAGCTGGATATTTATTGGTTCTGGTGCTTCTGCTGGTGTTGAATCCTTTAACACTAGAACTGGTGCTGTAACACTTACTTCTTCTGATGTAACTACAGCATTAACATATACTCCTTTAGCTCCTGCAGCTATTGGAACAACAGTACAAGCATACGACGCACAACTAACAGATATTGCTGGTTTAACTCCTACAGATAATTCATTTATTGTTGGTAATGGTACTAACTTTGTTGCTGAAGCTGCGTCTACTGCTAGAACTTCTCTTGGTGTTGCTATTGGTACAGATGTACAAGCCTACGATGCAGACACAACTAAGAATGATGTAGCTAACACATTCTCTGCCAATCAGATAATTTCAGTAACAGACAACAGCAATGCTGCCCTGCGTGTTACTCAGCTAGGCACAGGTAATGCTTTATTAGTAGAAGATTCAACTAATCCTGATAGCTCTCCGTTTGTTATTACCAGCGCAGGTAACGTAGGTATTGGTACTAGCAGCCCACAATCTCTTTTAGATGTACGCAGTTCTACTGGAGGAACATTAACACTTTCAACATCCGATAATATTGTTTCTTCTGGTGATGTTCTTGGAGGAATTAACTTCCAAGCACCAAATGAATCAAGCGGAAGCCAATCTATTTTAGTTGGTGCATCCATCTCTGCTATTGCAAGTGTTTCAAACTTTAATTCAACAAACAACAATACCGATATTGTTTTTTCAACCAATGCAACATCAGCAACACCTACAGAACGGATGCGTATTACTAATGCAGGTAATATAGGCATTGCTACTGATGCCCCCGCAGCAAAACTACAAGTAGCAGGAAACACCATCTTAAGTAATGTAGATATGCTAAATGCTAGTTATGACAGCGTATCCTTTAGCATAGCAGGAGAAGAAGCAACTCCACAAGGAATATTCTTTAGTCCTGACGGCACAAGAATGTATGTAATTGGAACAACAGGAGATGATGTAAATCAATACTCTTTATCAACTCCTTGGCTTGTTTCTTCTGCAACTTATGTAACCGTTTTTAGTGTTGCTTCTCAAGATTTAACTCCTACTGGTTTGTTTTTTAGGGCAGATGGATTAAAGATGTATGTAGTAGGAAATACAAATGACACGGTTTTTCAATATAGCCTAACAACCCCTTGGAGTGTTGCGACTGCATCATATGATAGCGTTTCATTTTCTGTTGCTACTCAAGAAACAATACCTAATGGAGTATTTTTTAAACCTAATGGTTTAACAATGTATATTACTGGCTCTACTGGAGATGCTGTTTATCAATATACACTTAGCACAGCGTGGAATGTTTCTACTGCAACATTTACTCAATCCTTTAGTGTAGGAAGCCTAGAGACAGCACCATCCGATGTTTCATTTACGGGTGACGGTACAAGAATGTTTCTTCTTGGAACAACGGGAGACGATGTAACCGTTTACAATTTAACAACACCATGGGACATTAGCACAGCCTCACATATTGGACAGTTTAGTGTTGCAGGGCAAGATACAGGTCCTGCTGGAATTTATGTAAAACCAGACGGTACTAAATTTTACATGGTAGGTAATACAAACGACTCAGTTTACCAATACACCATTCCTAGTATTGACATCCAACTAACTGGCACAACTGCTATCAATGGTGGTGCAACAGTCGCACAGGATTTAACTGTAAATGGATTTGTACTTGCTAATAACGACCTCAAGTTCAACTCAGGCTACGGCTCTGCTGCCACAGCATACGGCTGTCGTGCATGGGTAAACTTTAACGGTACTGGCACTGTAGCTATTCGTGCTAGTGGTAATGTAAGTTCTATTACTGATAATGGTACTGGTGACTATACCGTGAACTTTACGACTGCTATGCCTGATGCTAATTATTCAGTAGCTGCTTCTGCTGGTCCTGTTGGAAATAGTTCTGCAACACATATTGCAGACCTTACTGTTGGTGGTTATGGATACCCTGGGACTGCGCCAACTACAAGTGCTGTTAGATTATTTGCAATATCTATTCCACATAACGTCGGTGCAGATGCGCTGTATGCGAATGTCACCATCTTCCGTTAAAAAGGAAATTAAATGAACCAACGAATTATTTACCCTACTGATGACGGAAGTGTAGCTATTATTATTCCTTCCCCTGAGTATCTTGAAGAACACACGATTGAAGAACTAGCTGCTAAAGATGTACCAGCAGGTAAGCCGTATCAGATTGTCGATGTAGCAGACATTCCAACAGACCGTACATTTAGAAATGCTTGGGAATACGTATGATTACTATCAACTTAAACAAAGCTAAAGTCATTACTAAAGAACGCTTACGAGCAGAGCGTACTGCATTGTTACAAGAGCAAGATGTATTGTTTCAACGAGCATTAGAGAGTGGTGCAGACACTGCTTCTATCGTTGCTGAGAAACAAAGATTGCGTGACATCACCCTTTTAGCCGACACAGCTACAACATTAGATGAACTGAAAGCTATTGAATTATGAGCGACATTGACCCAGTAGAGTATGGTAAGTTAGTTAACTCCGTAGAGAACCTAGAGCGTAAAGTAGACTCACTAGAAATAGACATTAAGAAGTTAGTGGCTATGGCAGAACGCAGTAAAGGGTCTCTGTGGGCATTGATGGCTGTTGCCTCTGTTGCTGGTGCGTTTATCAGTTATGTTTCAGAGATGGTGTTTAGAAAGTAACCATGCGCTCACATTCAGTAGGTAAGAATTTAGTAGCAAACACGAAGACTACATTGTTTACTGTTCCAACTAGAAACATAGCATTGTGGAGACTGTTGTATGCTTTTAATAATACTGCTTCAGCTAAGACATTTAGTTGCTGGTGGTACGACAAGAGTGAAGATGTTGAAGTAGCGATTGCTTCTGCTTATCCATTGTCTTCTAAAACATTCTTTTTACTTGGTGATGGTAACTATGTTGCTTTAGACGAAGGTGATGAGATTAGAGCGCAATCTGAAACAGGTGCTACCACTACTGTGGTTATCACGGTAGAGTTAGACGCTCGGTCAACTGTACAAAACTTTGCTTAAAGGATTAAGATGCCACTTAAATCAGGTACATCACAGAAGACTATCTCTACTAACATCCGTAAAGAGATGAAGACAGGTCGACCACAGAAACAGGCTATCGCTATTGCTCTAAGCAAAGCAGGTAAATTTAAACCACAACCAAAGAAAAGGAAGTAATCATGCCAATGGTCAATGACAAGAAGTTCCCATACACAGCTAAGGGTAAGAAAGAAGCTAAGTCGTATGCTAAGAAGACAGGAGCTAAGATGACTACTCCTAAAGCTAAACCAGCTAAGAAGATGGGATCAATGCGTGGCTACTAAACCTGGTTTATATTCTAACATCGCTGCCAAGAAAAAGCGTATAGCTGCTGGATCTGGTGAGAAGATGCGTAAGGTAGGTAGCAAAGGTGCTCCTACTGCTAAGGACTTTAAGGACGCTGCTAAGACAGCAAAGAAGAAATAATGCCTAAGAAAGCGTTCCAAAACCCTGAAGGCGGACTCAATCAGAAGGGCAGAGACTACTACAACAAGAAGACTGGATCTAATCTTAAGCCTCCTGTATCTGCTGAGGAGGCTAAGAAGTCTCCTAAAGCAGCTGGTCGTCGTAAGTCCTTCTGTGCTCGTATGAGTGGTGTTAAAGGGGCTATGAAGGATGAGAAGGGTAGACCAACTCGTAAGGCTTTAGCACTTAAGAAGTGGGACTGCTAGAAATAAAGCTTGACTTTTTAAATAAATTGTGATATAATATAGGTTAATCATGGCTACATACAACTTTTTAGACCTAACAAACAGCGTACTATCTAGACTGCGTGAGCCAGAGGCTTCCTCAGTTTCTGACAACGCTTATGTTAAGTTGATTTCTAGGTATGTCAACGATTCAAAAAGACAAGTAGAAGATGCTTACAACTGGAATGCTCTTTCAGAAACACTATCAGCAACCACAAGTGCAGATATTTTTAATTATGTATTAGAAGGAACGGGTCAACGGTTTCGTGTCATTGACGTATTAAATGATACAAGTAATACTGTGATGCGTAATGCTACCACTCGGTGGATGAACGAACAGTTTCTTTTAACTTCAGTACAAAAGGGTTCTCCTGCGTACTACAACTTTAACGGTACAGACTCCAATGGAGATACCCAGGTTGATTTGTTCCCTATTCCAAATGGTGCTTATACTTTAAGATTTAACGTCATTCGCCCCCAAGTAGAATTAGTAACTAACTCTGATAAAATATTAGTTCCTCATGAGCCTGTCATCCTAGGTGCGTTAGCACGAGCACAGGCAGAGCGAGGTGAAGATGGCGGTGTTCAATCTGCAGAGACTTATGTACTTTATCAACAAAGCTTATCTGATGCAATTGTTTTAGAGTCAGCTCGGTATGCAGAAGAAGATGCGTGGTTTCCAATCTAATGGCTGGACAACTACAAACATCCTCGATTGCTGCGCCTGGATTCTTCGGTCTCAATCTTCAAGAGTCAAGCATTACGCTGGCTTCTGGCTTTGCACTCAAGGCACAGAACTGCGTGATTGACCGCTATGGTCGTATCGGTGCTCGTCGTGGATGGACACCACTCAATGCTACAAACAGTGACTTAGGTTCTAATCCGATTGAAGCAATGATGGAGGTAGTAGATGGCGGAAGCAATACAATTATATCGGCTGGTAATAACAAGTTATTCACTGGTCGCACAACACTTACACAACGTCTTGTCCGAAATGCAGACAATTCAGCAAACGCTTCGTACACGATAACTGCTAACAACTGGCAGATGGCTGCAATGCCATATGGTGATGTTAATGACTTTCAGCCTCACGCTTATTTAGCACAAGCTGCACATCCTATGCTGGTGTGGCATGAGTTACCTGTCTCTGGTGGAGACCCTCATGACCACGATAGCGGTACGTTTGGCTTCCAACAGATTGGTGATGTAGGAACTTTACCTGCTAATCATAGTACAGCAACATTTAAACCTAATGCAGTATTAGCTGCCTTTGGACGTATTTGGGTTGGTAACATTACTGGCGATACTCAGACAGTTTACTTTAGCGACTTACTGCGTGGCTCTGACTTTACCACAGGTTCAGCAGGTTACTTAAATTTACAAGAAGTATTTCCTAACGGTGATAATGTTGTTGCTATCGCAGCACACAACGGATTCTTGGTTATCTTTGGTCGTAATAACATTGCTATCTATGCTAATCCGATTGATACAGGTAGCTTAGTATTACAAGACATCATCTATAACGTAGGTTGTATTGCTCGTGATTCAGTTCAGAATATTGGTACAGACATTCTGTTCTTGTCTGATGGTGGTGTTCGTAGTCTAGCTCGTGTGATTCAAGAGAAGTCACTACCAATGAACGACATCTCTAAGAATGTTCGTGATGACTTAATGGGTAACGTGTCTTCTGAAGCAGACTTAGGAAAGATTAAAAGTATTTATTACGACAGAGATGCTATCTATCTTCTGTCTTTACCTACAACACGCTTTGTGTATTGCTTTGATACTCGCTCACGTCTACAAGACAATTCAGCTAGAGTAACTATTTGGGATAGCTTACAGCCTAAATCCTTTTGCATCACTCAAGCTAAAGAATTATTGATTGGTCAGACATCATACATTGGTAAGTACTTTGGACACTCTGACAATGGAAGTTCTTATCGCTTACAGTATTACACTAACTACTTTGACTTTGATGCCTCTACAAAACTAAAGATTTTAAAGAAGATTGGATGGGTATTGATTGGTGGTACAAACCAAGTCGTTGCGGTTAAGTGGGGTTTTGATTATACTGAAGGCTATCAAGGTACTACCTATGTACTCGATACGGCAGTAGTTTATGAATACGGTATAGGTGAGTATAACATTGCTGAATACAGTTCAGGTATTGTACTTGATAGATTCTCTGTCAACGCTGGTGGTCAAGGAGCTATCATGCAACTGGGTTTAGAAGCAGACATTAACGGTAATCCAGTGTCAATACAAAAGATTGATGTGGCTGTTAAAGCAGGTAAAACAATAGTTTAAGGATAGATAATGGCAAATTATAGTAAAGCAACTAATTTCACAGCTAAGGATACCTTACCAACAGGCAACGCTGGTAAGATTATCAAAGGCACTGAAATTGATAACGAGTTTACAGCGATTGCTTCTGCAATCACATCTAAAGCAGATACTAATAGTCCTTCATTTACAGGAACACCGACTGCGCCTACTGCTTCATTAGGTACAAATACTACTCAGCTTGCAAGCACTGCTTTTATTAAAGCTGCTATTGATGCTTTGCTACCTACAGGTGTTGTCTGTATGTGGTCTGGTGCTATTACTTCTATCCCTACTGGATGGTATTTATGTGATGGTTCTAATAGTACTCCTGACCTTCGTGGTAAGTTTGTTATTGGTGCTGGAGCTACAGCAGCTTCGGTAACAGGCAAAGCTGGTGCAAGTGTTACTGGTTCTATTTCAGGAACTACGCTTACAATTTCAGCAGTTGCTTCGGGTGGTCTTGTTTCTGTAGGAGACATAGTAAGCCACGCTTCTATATTAGAAACAGCAGCTATTACAGGATTAGGTACAGGTACAGGTGGTACAGGAACATATACATTAACCTATACTGGTTCAACATCTTCATTCACAGGCTCTATTTCAGGTACAACTTTAACAGTAACTGCTGTGGCTTCAGGTACGATTATTACTGGTCAAGTGTTAACTGGAAATAGTGCCACATCTGGAACAACTATCTCATCTCAGTTGACAGGAACTACTGGAGGTATTGGTACATATACTGTAAGTATTTCTCAGACCCGTGCAAGTGGTGATTTCACAGGAACATATACTTTAGCAAGCACAACTTTAAGTATTCTATCTACTATAATGACAGTGACTGCTGTTGCGTCAGGTACTCTAAGTATTGGACAATTCCTAACTGGAACAGGTATTGCATTTAGCACCACGATTACTGCGTTTGGTACTGGTTCTGGTAACACAGGAACTTATACATTAAGTTCTGCTCAGTACTTTGCAAGTACTACAGTATCCGCATCTGCTGGTACTGTTACTGTAGGGGCTACAGGCGGTTCTAAAGATTCTATTGTTGTAAGTCACACACATACAGCAACTTCTACCTCAGTTGTAACCGATCCAGGACATAGCCATGCGCTTCCGCTTGCACCACGTCTTGGTGGAGATGCTTTTGCTGGAAACGGAAGTGGGGTATATACAACAACTCCAACCAATTCAAACACAACTGGAATTACAGTTGCTACTTCAACTACAAATTCAAATGTTGGTGCTAGTGGAACAAACGCTAACTTACCTCCATACTATGCACTTGCATATATTATGAAGGCATAATGAAAGTACCAGTTGTTAATCGTAGAGACTATACGATGTACTTAGAATTCTATAGTAACATGCTTTGGTTTCATACAGATATATTTAAGTGGACACCAGAAGTAAAGAAGGTATAC